CAGCTGCGGGGCTGAGATGGAGCGTCTGCCGTTGATCCAGCGGGTGGCGAACTTTGCCGAGCGTGCCGGCGACTGGCCGGTGGTGATTGCGCTGGCGTTCGGCATCGGGGTGGTGCTGACGCTGGCGGTGACGGGGCAACTTTGAAACGAACTTAAGAAGGGGAACGCATGCAAACGGGCTTGGACTTCACCGGACTTAAGCAGGAACTCGGCGACGGTTACGACGCATTTGTCGTTCGTTGGATGGAATTGCAGCGTCTGCTAGCCGGCCGTGGCCGCGGCATCGTCGCAGCGGGCGAGTTGCTGACTTCGATGCAGGCCGCTTATGGGCGCGAAATGATGCACAAGATCATCGCGTCGGCAAGGGCGCCAACGCAGGCGCAGGCAACCGCGCTGATCGAAGCCTACGAATGGTTCCGCGACATCACACTGACCGACTTGCAGGCCGCCGTGCTGGATTCGATCTGCTATCGCCGCATGCGGCGCGACATGCGGCAGCGCGCCTTCAAGTGGGTCGAGGAAAATAAGTCGGCGCAGGAGATTGAAGACCTTCTCGATGCGCTTGCGCCAGTCGGCCCCGGCAAGCCGCCACCGCCGCCGACGACGACTGAAGACGACGTGCGCAAAGCGTGCGCGCGCGACCTTGAAGCGCAGGGCTGGCGCGTCGACATGGAGCAACCGACCAGCGACGGCGGCGCCTGCGACATTGTGGCGCGCCGCGCCGATGAGCTCCTTATCGTCGAATGCAAGGTCGACCTGACGCGCGACTCGGCGATTTTTGCGGTCGGGCAGCTTGACGTCTATTCGGAAACCTATCGCACCAAGAACTGGTTGATTGCCTACTGGCGCCGTGAAACGAGCGCCGAGGCGGTGACGAAGGTGCTCGGCAAGCGCATCGAGTTCAAGAAGGTAGCGTTGATAGCCGCAGAGGCCGTGCAGTGAGCGCCGATGTTCTGCCTTTGCGCCGGCCACAGGAGAGGCTGGCTGAACTGGAGGCCGTGATCGAGCGCGGCCAACGCTCGTCGATTGAAACCGGCAAGGCACTGCGCGAGATCAAGGCGGACGACCTGCAGAGGTCGCGCTACGCCTACCCGACGTTCGAGGACTACTGCCGCCGCAAGTGGGGCATGTCGAAGAGGATGGTCAATTATCTGATCAGCGCCGCCGAGGTTGTGGATAACTTGGGAACGCGCGTTCCCAGACTGCCAGGAAGCGAGTGGGTCGTCAGGCCCCTGGCGTCGCTGCAGCCAGCGCAACAGGTGCGCGCCTGGAATCTTGCGTGCGAGCAGCACACCAATCCGACGATGCGGCAGGTCGCGGCAACGGTGCAGCAGCTTTTCCCAAAACCGACGAAGCCCAAGGCACCCGAAAAGCCCGAGCACTTTTTGAATCTGGCGCTGCACGAAGGCATGGCGCAGGTAGCTGCGGACCTGGCGCGCGCTTTGACGGTCGAGCAGTTGATTGAACTGCGCGGCCTTATCTCGACGCGCATCGCACAGTCATGACCACCACCACCGAACATCGATAGCAGAGAGCAAACAATGAAGCTAGAAGTCCCGCCAACACCGGAACCGGCTACGTTCGACGAAATCGTGCACGCCGTCACCCAGTGGAAAAAGCAGATGGCTCGCTGTTACCCGACGCTTCCAGAGCAAGGCAAACGGAAGATAACGAACGCGCTTATCGATCTTTTCACAGCTTCTGATTTGGCAATGATCTGCCATCTACGCTGCAGAGATAAGGGCGGGCCGTTTTCGATTTGTACGGAACTGGCGGCCGAGGTTTACAACCAAACGCACCAGAGCTAGTTGCATGACCATCACCATCCAGCACCTCGCCGCCGCCTGGAAGTGCGCGGCCGACCTCGAGCAGCTCGGCTGCCGCGTGCTGTCGGTGCTGGTGCGCGCCAGCGGCGACGCGCCGCGCATCCACATCGACGACCCCCGCGATCTGCTCGACCACCTCGACGCCATGAGCGTCGACACCTCGTCGGTGAAGTACACCCAACAGGCGGTGCAGGTCGACGGCTGCGAGGTGTTCTGGCTGATACCTGCGCCTGCCGGCCGGGCGGGCAGGACGGCGGCGGCGGTCGAATGAACTACGACGACTTCCTGCAGATCAAGACCCAGGCCGGCGCCGACCACGGATGGACGCCGACCTACATGCCGGACTTCCTGTTCGACTTCCAGGCCGCACTGCTCGAATGGGCAACGCGGAAAGGCCGGGCGGCGATCTTTGCCGACTGCGGCATGGGCAAGACCGTCATCGAGTTGACGTGGGCCGAGAACGCCGCCAGGCACACCGGGAAGCCGGTGCTGATCCTGACTCCGCTGGCGGTTGCCGCGCAGATGATCGAGGAAGCCGAGAAGTTCGGCGTCGAGGCGATCCGATCAAGCGACGGCACGCCTCACCGGATCACCGTCACGAACTACGAGCGGCTGCACCACTTCCGACCGGACGATTTCGCCGCCGTGGTGTGCGACGAAAGCTCGATCCTCAAGAGCTTCGACGGCGCCAGGCGCGGCGAGATCACCACGTTCATGCGAAAGGTGCCGTATCGCCTGCTGGCTACCGCCACCGCTGCGCCGAACGACTACATCGAACTCGGCACGTCCTCCGAGGCGCTCGGCTACCTCGGGCACATGGACATGCTCAATCGGTTCTTCAAGAACGACTTGAACAACAGCGCCACCGGCAGGATGCGTGGCGAGGTCATCAAATGGCGATTCAAAGGTCATGCCGAGCTGCCGTTCTGGCGATGGGTCTGCTCGTGGGCGCGAGCGATGCGGCGGCCGTCAGACCTTGGATTTTCCGACGGCAATTTCATCCTTCCGCCGCTGACCGAGGCCGAGCACCTGGTCGAGGCGCGCGAGCTGCCGGACGGCATGTTGTTCGCGCTACCGGCCGCCGGCCTAAAGGAACAGCGCGAGGAGCGCCGCCGGACGATCGAGGAGCGGTGCGAGCGTGTCGCCGAGCTGGTCAGCCGTACCGGTCATCCGGCGCTTGTCTGGTGCCACCTAAACGAGGAAGGCGACCTGCTCGAGCGGCTGATACCGGATGCGATTCAGGTCGCCGGCAAGGATAGCGACGAGGCCAAGGAAGATCGCCTGATGGCGTTTGCGCACGGTGAGGCTCGCGTGCTGGTGACGAAACCGAAGATCGGCGCATGGGGACTGAACTTCCAGCGGTGCGCGCACGTCACCATGTTCCCGTCGCACTCGTTCGAGCAGTACTACCAAGGCGTTCGGCGGTGCTGGCGGTTCGGTCAAAAGCGCCCTGTTCACCTCGACATCATCACCACGGAAGGCGAGCGCGGCGTGCTGGCGAACCTGCAGCGCAAGGCTGCGCAGGCGGACAAGATGTTCGCCAATCTTGTAGCGGAGATGAATGCCGCAATGGCGATCGACCGCGCATCGAACTTCAATCAAGCCGAGGAGATTCCGCAATGGCTGTCGCCGATCAATGCCTGACGCAAAAGTACGCGCTCTATAACGGCGACTGCATCGAGGTCATGCAAAAGCTGCCGGCAGGATCAATCCACCTGTCGGTCTACTCGCCGCCGTTCGGTGGCCTGTATCACTACAGCAGCAACGAGCGCGACCTGTCGAACTGCGACGACTACGGGCAGTTCTTCGAGCACTACACCTTCGTCGTGCGCGAGTTGGCCAGGATCACGATGCCCGGCCGGATGACTGCCGTGCATTGCATGGACGTGCCGACCGGCAACAGCGGCACCGACGCTCTGATCGACTTTCCGGGCGACATCATCCGCCTGCACGAGCGCGAAGGATGGCGGTTCATTGCCCGCTATGCCGTCTGGAAAGAGCCGCTTTCCGTGCGCAATCGCACGCTCCAGAAATCGCTAGCGCACAAGACCATCGTCGACGACAGCAGCAGGTGCTCGGTCGCCAATGCCGACTACCTGCTCGTGTTCAGGCGCAAAGGCGAGAACTCGGTGCCGATCGCGCACCCGCACGGCCTGACCGAATACGCCGGCGAGCGGAAGATGCCGAGCGAACTGCTGCAGTACCGCGGATGGAAAGGCAAGCAGACCGAGAACCGCTTCTCGCACTGGATCTGGAGACAGTACGCCTCGGCGTTCTGGGACGATGTGCGGATGAACCGCGTGCTGCCGTTTAAAGCGGCGCGCGACAAGGACGACGAGAAGCACGTCCACCCGCTGCAACTCGACGTGATCGACCGCTGCCTCGTGCTGTGGAGCAATCCCGGCGAGACGGTGCTCACGCCGTTCATGGGTGTCGGCAGCGAGGTCTACGCCGCCGTGATGCAGGGCCGGCGCGGCATCGGCGTTGAGTTGAAGTCGAGCTACTACCGCCAGGCCGTGCGCAACGTCGAGGCCGCCGCGCAAGGCGTGGCGTTCGACTCGCAGAACCATGAGCTTGAACTGGACACGGACACGGTAGAGGATTTCGCATGATCGAAATCAGCGTCGCTACTGCCGCGCTGGTATTCCTGCGCGGCCTTCAGCAGCAGAACGTAATCCACGGCAACTACATCGCTGCTGCAATCACGCCATTCGCCATTGCCGCCGCCGAGGTTGCGTCGGTGCTATGGGTTGTATCGGCCGGATGGCCGGCTGTGCCGTGGGTTGGTGGCGGTGGCGCAATAGGTGTTACGGCGGCCATGTGGGCACATCGCAGATGGCGTAGGGCCGGCAGGACGGCGGCGCAATGATCCGCATCCTGCTGCTTCACCTGCAGCGGCGCTGGCTCGCGGCAGCGGTTGAGAACGCGCGCCAGGCCGAGGCGGACGCCTATGAATCCCAGCGCATCTTCGCCGCCGAGCTGGCGCGGACCGAGGCGCGGATTGCACTTGCGAAGGCCGAGCAGAAGATGCAGCGGTATCGGGTGGCGAAGTGACATGCGGACCATGCACCTCTTCGCAGGAGCCGGCGGCGGACTCCTCGCCGACCTCATCCTCGGACACACCCCA